TGGGATTCGGAATTTACATTTCAAAAGTCTTCTCTCTACATTAATGGTGTCCCTCTTTTCGAAGATACTTCGAATGTGTACCACCACACCGTTGTTCCAGAAATGCACTGCACCGACCTCCCAGACGACGTTCTCGAAGATCTTCCCACTTTCACATGGCCATTCTGCCTCAGCCTCAGCAAGATGCAGCCCACTGGCAGTCTTAACTTTTCACGTATAGATAATGCCAAACTTTCTATTGTTGGACCCACTGGTGGCAACTCACTTCATCGTGTTTACGCCGTCAACTACAACATTCTTCGTATCAAGAATGGTATGGCCGGTGTCGCGTTCGGTAATTAAATCTCTATTATTTTAATGAAACGCAAAGGACGAGAACTTGATGAAATTTCACACAATCTTGGAACCTAAGTAAAACTAAAACATAAAAATTTTAAAATGTCTAAACGAAAGGCTAAAATTTCCCGTAAAATTGGTAACACCAAACCACCAATTTTACGTGAGTGTTCTAAAAAGAAGAAGAAAAAATATTCTCACCCCCAACATTCACACAGTGAATTTTCTTTGTTTTCTATTCAACCCCAAATTTTTTTGACTCGAGGATTTCCGACGTCTTTTCATACATCCTCTTCCCATGAAACGTTTTGTCCTTGATTTGTTCCCAAATTTCAAGACGATCCTTTAAAAATGAAACAAAACTATCCGGATTTCGTGGAGATTTATAACGAATTTTTTCACCTTCGAGTGCTTTACTGAATGCGTCTTGTTTCTTTTTCATGTTTATAATTTCACGTTCTGCAAAGGAAATGTGACCACTAGTGGTGTCTTTCTCTTTTCCCTTGATCATATGTTAGTAGTCCCTTAAAATCTTTATGTCAATTTAAAATCATGATCAACCATACTTTATTATTTTTCTGAAGTAAGACGCCTCTTGATATCAAAACCTATACGCCCAGTTGAAAATACGGAACATACGCATGCACCTATGAGCATCGCCATCATTGGTGGTGGACCCTTGGGGAGAGGACCCAACTTTTGAATCACGTTAACAAACATAAACATACAACAGACAAACGAACCAATTGTCGAAAGACGAAGGGGTGTATTGACATTATACATTTCTGAAGTAGTTGGCAAGTATTCCGTGCCTGGAATAGATGGGAGGAGGTTGGAAACACCCGGTACCATAAGTATGGGAAGCATTTATTGTATACCTACATTTTTATATGTAAGTGTAAGTTTCCGTCACTGATGGAGAAGTTGTTTCCGCATCTGGGTCCTGTTTCAGTTCCGGTTCTGGTTCTGGTTCTGGTTCCAGTTCCGGTTCTGGTTCTGGTTCTGGAACTGTTGGTTCTTTTTTCCTCTGTTCAGATACCATCAGAGCCGCTAAACCAGATGACATTAAAAATATAACCAATAATGATAGTACGAGTCCTGCGCGCATTTATAGTATACTAACAAAAATTTCTAGTAAGATCATATTCTCTTAGACGGAGAGTTGAATCAGATCCTGAAATTTTTGCCTTTAATTTTAATAGTTCGATCATAACATCTTCGTCAAGATTTTTTAAAAAATCTCGCTTTGACTCAATATCACTCAGACATTGTCCACCTTCCTTTCTTGCCTGTACATATGGCCATACATGTTTACGTAAAGATATAAGCTCGGTCTCAATTCTTACAAGTTGTGGTAATACAACCTCACGAATAAGTCTATTTGTTTCATGTAAATCGTCTTTGAATTCAGTCATTCTTAATAAGATTGTGTATTCTTTATACACCTAAGTGTGGTTACATCATAAATATTTTATGATTAAAAAATGTCTATTACCAGTATCAAAAAAAACTTTCTTCGTAAAATAAGTGTGGGTATTCACACCCTCATGGCTTCAAGTTATCTTTCTGATGAAATTGGTATACAACCTTTTGGTGATATTGAATGTTTCATCCGGAATAAATTTATTATATACGATACAAATGCAATTGGTACCCCGAGACATTGGTTTTCGGATTCAAAGTTTGATATAGAATTGGATACCATATCTGATACTGACCTTATCAATTTTTTACTTTACCTCGACAATGTAGACATATATCTCAAACGTGTCTATCACAATGCATACCTATCATATGAAGACATGAACGAACAAGAGTACGAAATTGTAAAGATGATTGAAGGAGGGCGTATAACATTTTTTAAAGATTTCTTAGATTTAAAGATTTAAAAATATTTTGTAATATGATTGTGCCATTCGTCACATTTTGTTTATTTAAATTGGGATTAATACCAAAAACCCAACCATACATAGTAAGGAAATTTAAACTAAAAGAACTCCAACAACTTCCAAGAGACTGGGAAAATGACGATATAACCACCACAAATATTATATCAATCATGAATTCATTTTCTAAAGCATGTTACGAAACAAAATTAAAATCAGATGATATAGTTTTTACCATGCGGGGAATGAAATATATAAACGATATTTTTAGAGAGTACATTGGAGGAGATACGGGTAAAGATTTACTCATAATTTCAAGAAGATGTATAATAGACGCATTTGAAAAACGCTTTAATTTAAACGAAATCAAAACTATTATTGAAAATTGGAAGGGTGAAAATGTCGCCAAAGTTCGAACGACATTGTCACGCTACACAGATGAACTACTAAGTTTTACACCCGAAGAAGAAAATGAACTAAAACTTACCGGATTTTTTTCAGGTGTGGAAGATGTCATAGAAGGTTATTTGGGTAAGGAAAACTTTAAAACTTTAGAAATTATGATTCTCTTTTTTGAACAAATGGATCAAATTACGAATGTGTAATGTGAATGTAGTTAATAAGATCATGAGTATCTGTTATACACCTTAAAACCTGAGGACCTTTGTATGTGAATTTAATAGTTTTATCTTCGTCTACATATCCATCAATTTCTGCACCCTCTGGAATAATCATAGACCGAAAACCATCTTCAGAATCATACATAGAACTCATTGGGTCTGTTATCTTTTCAGAAATCATTGGACCTCTGTACAGACAATCCTGGAAAATATAAACTGTATCCCCATTTACCTTATCTTCCCATTCCTTGATTCTCTTTCGCTCCTGATTATCTAACCAAATTCTGTAAAGCATATATGAAAATATAACCAAAATACTAAAAAATAATAGAAAAAGTAATACCAATTTCATACTATAGTTATGTTATACTTTTTTTTCATAAACCCATGAACACCCTCAAATGTGGGATAACTCCATAAGTACCATCGAGACCAAAACCCTGCACTACCTAAACCACTTAACTTCCAATCTTCTTTATCACTGGTAGTTACACCAAGCATGAGGTTTTGTATTTTTTTGGGATCCCTTTCTGCAATTATACGTCTGGGTATCTGACCCCCGTGACGAAGAACATAGGAACGCATTCGTGAAGGATTCTTGTGTTTGGTGTAGTCTGAATATCCACTCGCACCAAAGTCAACAGTCCTGTCGTCTTCTAATATTGCCCTGAATTTTTTCTTGCGATCAGGGCTACGAATAACTTTGACACGCATACTTATATTTTATACATATTTAATTACCACAGCACTTGTACGCTTCCTTCTTGGGAAGAAAGAAAAGGTGCTCTGGTCCACGCTTCACACGGTAGAGATGATCGTAAAGATGTAAGAGGGCATAGGCGACAATAGCAGTACCTAAAACGGGGTTCTTCATCTTACGAGTTGTCCACGCATGGTACACAATAAACGCGAGGAGGATGAACTGAACGATAGTGAGTGCTGGGAGAGCTGGCATCTTGAAGCGATGCTCAACAGTCTTGACTTCTTCCGCGGGTTCGGGGGTTGCATATCCTGACTTGTAACAATGGGGCATTTATTATAGAAGTATATTTTTTTTACAGATGCTTTCTACAAGTAGCGATATACATATCACTCCCCCCAATGAGTTCAAGCTCCTGATTCTTTACAATCCTCTTCGTGAAGGGCCCTGGGGTTCCATCTTTGCAACACATACAGAGGGCAGACAACTTTGTGACCTCACATGCTATTGGGATACAATCCAGGAGTTCACCAAACTTATTTTGAAATGAATCTCCATCCAAACCCGCTATGATTACATCCTTATTTACACACATGCAGCACTCCACAAACTTCTTGAGACGGGGGAAGAATTGAGCCTCATCAATGGCTATGATGTCCGCGTTATTAAACTCCTCCTTGTTTATGAGTTCGAAAAGCTCATAGACCTTGAAACAATTAAACTTTACATTGTCGTGAGTCTTCAAAACTTCATCGGGGGAACGTGTATCCTTAGCAGAGTTGACAACCAAAATTTTCTTACCAATGATCTTTAAACGCTTCAATCTTCTAATAAGTTCCGAGGTTTTACCCGAAAACATATTTCCCATAATTATCGAAAGCCCCATCCTATCTCACTAATGTAGAAATATATTTTTTATATCCAAAAAAAATATAATAATGTTATAAGAGCAATGTTTGGTCCATCCAAAAATACCAAACAAAAATATATTGACGGTATCCGGAGGTGGCAAAATTCTAATTTACGAAATGTAATGTGGTATGAATGGACAACGAAATCAT